GTTCATACCCTCACGGATATTGCCGTCGAAGTTACCGTTCTGAAGCTCACGGTAGTCAACAGCAAAACCGGCAGAGATGGTCTGGGTGCCGATCGGATACTCACGCCAATTCACAGCGGCGAAGGGTACGTCGCTGCTGGATGCCTGGAATCGAGAATCGATGCTCTCGTATCCGTAGGTCTTCATCATGGGAGCCTCGTTGTAACCGATTCGGCGATAGGTGCCCATGAAGTCGAACAAGCGAACAACCTCCAACAGCTTCGGCTCAATAGAGAACCGGACGATGGAGTTGATCTCGCTACGGGCGGCGTTATCGCCGTCGATAGCCTTGCTGGACAGCTCTTTGATGGTTGCAACGCTCTTGTCCAGAGTCTTGTCGTCAACCTCGGGTCGCTTACCGGCGCTCAGAGCAGAAAATACCTCCACGATCTTGGAGTTCTGCTTGACACGACCAGTATTCACATCAGCCTGAGCGTTGCTCATGTTGATTTCATAAATCGTGCTCATCGTTTATCCCTCTCTTTCTCTTCTCACTGCACGCGGACAACGACGAGGACGCCCTTGCCCATGTATGCGGTCTTCTTCGTAACCTCGAAGTACACCTTGTAACCGGTTACGTCGGTGCTCTTAGCGAGCAGGCCATCCGTACCAAAGACCAGCTTATCGCCAACGGAGATGCCGG